AAGAGTCCGACCGGACGTAGAAACCAAACGACATCTCGGTGAGCACTCCCGACTCGACCAGGGCGCGGACATCACGCGCCTTCTGGGTGTCGGGCAGCTCGACCTCGTAGGCCAGGCCGCGCTCGTCGGAGCGAAGTTGCAGCAGTCCGCTGCGGGTGTTCGCCAGGAGCTCGCGGCGGTCGTGGCCGACCAGAAGCGACACGTTCCCGGCGAGGGAACGGTCGAAGGCGCCCGGCGCCACGCGCTCGGTGAACGGCCGGCCACCGTTCACGCCGCGGATGGTCAGCGGGAGGCTGGGCGCGTTGTACACGGCCGCGTAGCCGGCGAGCTTGTTCCCGGAGCGCTCGAACGTGGTGGTCCGCAGCTCAAGCATCCTCGGACTCCGTTTCGTTGGTGTCGTTTGGTCCCGTGGCGGCGCTGGCGCCGCCCGGCATGGAGACCATGGCATCGTCCAGGCCGTCCATCGGGTCGAGCCCGAGGAGGTGCCGAGCGTCGTTCGGCGACATGATTCCCGCGAGGACGAGCTTCGAGAGGCTCTGCCCGGCGTCTTTCAGGTTGCCGCGAAGCAGCACGTTCGTGTCGAACTTGACGTATTCACCGGGATCGCAGAGCTTGCGGGTGAGCTCCGACTCCCACGCCGTCACCCACTGCGAGAGCCCGTTGTCCACATAGGCGCGAGCCGTTTCGGCTTGCGAGGAGAGCGCCCCGCCGCCCTGCTGGAAGAGCATTTCGGGCGGGATGCCGAATGCTCGAGCGATCTCCTGCACCGAGAAGCGCCGGGACTCGATCATTGAGGTCGAGGTCTCCTGGCTGATCCGCTCGGCCTTCATGCCTTCGCGCAGGATCAGCGGCCGGCTGGCGCCGTCGGCGGTCGCGTGCATGGTCTGCCAGGCGTTGCGGATGGCCTCGACCGTCTGGTCGCTCATGGCGCCCTGGTGGCTGATGGCGATTTTCCCCATCGAGCCCGTTCGGACAAGCGAGGCGTGGGCAGCGTCCTGGTCGGCGGCGAGTTTCAGCGCCGGGAGACACGCGTCCACCGGGGACAGGAACCACGCCGGGAAGGCGAGATCGGGATACGCGCCGATGTGCAGCACCTGGTCGCCAGAGAGTCGGACATCCGAGACCTGGTACTCGGTGCCGTCCTCCATGAACCGGGCACGGGCGGCGCCCTCGGGGATCGGCTGGAGCTCGGCGACGGTGCCGTCGGAGGCCCGGCGGATGATGGCGAGGCCGTTGCCCGAGCTCAACGCGCAGCCGGTGACGTAGCGCCGGAAATCGAAGCCCGACTGCCACCGGCTGGCCTCACGGGTCAGGATGCCCACCAGCGGGTGGTCCTCGACCGTGGTCCCGTCGGCGCGACACACGCGCACGGGGAGCCGGGCGATGTCGGTGGAGATCAGCTGGATGGCCCGGACCACGGCCGGGAGGGTGCCGGGCTCGGGCGTGGTGACCTTGTCGGGGGTGGACCAGACCACCACCGAAGGGCGAACGCCGAAGATTCGGGAGAACCAGCTCGACACGCCCGGATGGAACAAGTCCGCCCCGAGGTGTCAACTATTTTTGAGGACTCCCGGACTATCCGATGGGGCAGCTCGACGCGGCCAGCCCTCCGGCCTCCCGGACTTGGTGGTGCTCCATCAGGAGCGCGGCCATGTTCCCGGCGACCACGGCGTCGGTGTTCCCGGCGCTTCGGCCCTTCACGGGGCGGATGTTTCCCACGTTGTCCTTGACCAGCCGGACGGCGTTTAACGCCGCCGAGAGCACCGGGTCCGGTTCATAGAAGAGCTGCCGGGACTTGAGGAGGTCGCCCCAGAGCTTCCACGCCGGGGCCATCGTCCGAATCGACTGGTCCACCGGGACGATGGGCCAGCCCCGGTCCATCCACCGCTTGATGTCTCGCGCCTGGCTTGGGTGGGGGTCTACCCCGATCTTCCGGATGTCGTAACGCATCATCAGCGCCTCGATCTCGGCCTCCACGATCATCATGTCGTGCCATTCCCCAGGCATCCGGCGCAGGAAGCCCTGCTCCACCCACGCGCCGAGGGGGTTCTTGCACCGCTTCTCGTCCAGGCCGATGTCCGTCCCGGCCCACCAGGACACGTTCCGGCCCCGGATCTTGTCGCCGTCCACGACCATCAGGCACATGGTGGTGAGGTCGAGCTGCGCCCCGTAGCCGCCGCGGGAGAGGTCCAAGCCGATCACGGCGCTCTGACCGCCCAGCCGGCCCCAGTCGCATGGCTCCATCTGGCGCTCGAGCACGGCCAGATCGATGTCGGTCGTGGCGATTTCGTGGTAGCGACACGCGAGCTGGGTCTCGAACTCGGCGATTTGGGCGGGGTCGCCTGACTGGAGCATGGTCCGGGCCGAGAGGTCCAGCTGCGTCGGGTCGATGATGACGCCGAGCGCCGGGTGCGCCTTCGGCCACGCCGCGGGATCGGCGGCTTGGTCGTCGGGCTCGAGCCCGTACAGCATCGGCCACCACCCGGCCGGGTACGGCGAGCCGTCGATGATGGCGCGTTCCAGGGCGTCCCAGTAGCCCCAGATCGGGCGGGTCTTCTGCTCGGGGTCGGGCGTCGTGATGGCGAGCAGCTGGCTAGTGGGGAACTTGGCGAGTCCGGTCAGGAGTCGGCCGAATGCCTTCTCCATGCGGCTCACTTCGTCGGCGATCACCATCCGGGCGGTCAGGCCATCGAGCGCCTTGTCCGTACAGGGGAGCGAGATGTACCGATTCCCGCCGTGCTTCACTCGGCCGGGGTGCGCTGGCGTCGAGCCGCCCGTCGCCTTCCAGGAGTCCTCGAGCTTGTCGGCGCCGTCCAGGGCGAGCGTCCCGACCATGCACTGCATTCGCTCGAAGGTCTTCTGCGCCAGCCGGCTGTCGGGGGCGACGGAACAGAACTCCAGCCGAGTCGTGGGGTCGCGCATCGACGCCATGAGCATGGACGCCGCGAACTCGGTCTTCCCGTTGCCTCGAGCAACCGCCAGGAGCAGCGCCTTCGTCGCCGGTGTGTCGGTCTTGCGCCCGTCCACCACGCGCCGCCGGGCGAGCAGAACCATGGCGACCATGCATTGCCAGGGCATCCAGACGAGCGGCTGGCCGGCACCGGCTTCGGCGCCCTGGCCGCACTTCAGCGCGAACGCCCGAGCGTCTTCGGCTCGCTGCTCGTCCCACCAGACATCATGAGCCGCCGGGTCGGTGCGTTCGGCGAGGTATCGCCGGCAAGCGTCCACGATTCTGGCGTTCGCCACCGTGTCGCCGTCCACGACCGACCGGGCGTAGGCGTCCGACTGCTGGGCGCATAAAGGCGGCTTCTTGCGATGCTTACGGCGCGTCTCGGTTTTCGTGGCCCCCCACACGCGGTCCCCCTCGGATCCACCCCCCCTCGGGGGTGAAGGGGGGGTCGAGGTTTCACGCGCATTTGAATGCTGATTATTGGCGGTCTTTTTGGGTCTTCCGGCCATGGCATTCCTTGCACAGGCTTTGCAGGTTCGTCCATGAGTCGGTGCCGCCCTTGTGGAGCGGAATGATGTGGTCAGTCTCCAGCTCAGTGATGGCCCCACAGTGGGCGCACTGCGGATGCACTGCCTTGTGATGCTTGGCCTTGCGTGTCCATGACCCACCACGTGAGCGCATGGTGTTGACCATGGAGAACGGCTTCCCCAAGTTGCCCGTGAATCGCCACCTAGTTGGCATAGAAGCTCCTCACGATCTCGCTAAAGAGATCATCGTCTGAGTATCGCCAGATGGCGATCCAATGCGAGTTGTTCTGCTTCGCCAGGACGAGCGGGACCAGCGTCCCACAGTCGCGCACGGCCTGACGCATGAAGCCTTCCGCCAGCATCGAACGTGGGGCGAGGTGATGCTCCTCCTGCTGGCGGCAGACTCTGGGAAGGTGATCCGCACGACAGAAGAACAGGTCGCCTCCCAGGCTCAACCGTAGACCTTCCGACCGACGCGCCCAAAAGCTCAAGCCGCTGGCGTAGTGCTTCACCTCCACGTGGATCGGGATGCCGTCGGCGCGAACGTCGGCCGTATCAACCCCGCAACGCTGCGCCGTTCGGTACCACACTTTGCCCGTGAGGGCCGACAGGTACTCAGCCGCAGCTCGCTCGGCTCGGGCACCTTTCGCTCGACTGTTCACCATGATGTACCCCAATCGGGTTGAGAGGCAGGGACGCTAGGGACGCTCGATTTCGGAAACTTTTCACCACCGCTATCAGGGGTAGGGACTATGGGGATATTTTCTAAATCTATCGTCCCTATCGTCCCTGTACGCTCATAAACCCTTGTAAACACAGCACTTAATCAGGGACGTTTCAGGTCCAGTCAGGGACGCTCGGAGTGACCCTGAGCCCGAAGACCAGCCGCATCCCGTTCGTCTTCCGCGTCGGGTAGCCCCTGCCGGCGAGGTCGTGGCGGAGGTTCGGCCAGCTCTTGGCCCTCTTCCCCATCGACTCGCAGTAGGCGCGGAACGACGCGTGTACCGCTCTTGGGGTACATGAACTGGTGGAGTCCGGCTCGGTGCACTCATCCAACCACTCGCCGACGGTGTCCACCTCTTCCAGATAGGCGTCCGTGGCCTCTAGGATCGCCTCTGGGCGCTCCGCGAGGAGATTCCGGCTCTCGGTCGCCTGTAGGTCCATCCAGCCCCGTACAGCCCATCCTACGACCTCAGACGCCGACGCCTCCAACCGCGCCTTGAGACCGGGATCGACCCGACTGGGCTTCGTCAGGAACGGGATCACCACCATCCGCCGCCGCCAGGCTTCGTCCACCTTGCTCAGGTGGGGCGGGTCGTTCGAGACCACCAGCAGCTTGTGCGTCGGCTGAAAGCTGAACGGCCGGCCGTAGGGGTTCCGGGCGAGCACGGTGTCGCCACCCGTAAGACTCTTCACCTGGGGAGCGTTCCAGTAGTCCCCCTCCCCAGTCTCATTCACAATCGCCAGCCGCTTGCCCTTGAGCGTCGCCCGGTAGTACGCGCCGTCGGCCCCGCGCTGGCCCATCAGCGCCTCGGGCGGCAGCACACACGCGTAGTCGCCCAGGGCGTACCGCAGGACTTCGGCGAAGACCGATTTCCCGGTCCCGCCTGGGCCGTAAATGAACACCAGCGCGTGGTGCTCGGTGCTGCCCGAAAGCAGCGACCCCGCCCACAGCTGGAGCCATCGCCTGGTCTCGGCATCCGGCACGGCCTGCTCGAGGAAGAGCCCCCAGTCGGACCCTTCCCCGTAGATCGCTGGCGTCGCCGCCAGGCTCATGGTGAACGGCCAGGGGTGCTTGGGGTTGAGCTGGGAGCAGTCGGACAGGCGGATGCCCCCGCTCGGGGTGTTCACGTACCCGTTGGCCGAGTCGAAATGCTCGATGGACTTCCGCAGGGACTCCTCGG